GAGTGATCTGGTGAATCTGCCCTGGACCGATATCGTCATTGCGCGGAGTGGTCATGGACAGCTTGATAATTTCACGGTTGACTTCACCTAGCCAGTAGTTCGCCACGGCTTCGGTTGAGATCCCCTGGCCCGGTGAAGACTCCGCCCGGCGCTCGATCATTGGGCTGTTGAAGCTATAAACCTGCGTGCCAGTCACTACGTCGGCAGAACCTTCGGCGTACCAGACTCTCGGATCGGCATAGTCGCCCACTGCGTAGCCACCCACACGAACCGCGTTGAACGCCTCGGTCACACTGCGGGTGTTCTTGCCCTCAACGATGTCCAGACCTTCGGTGAAGTCGTAGTCTGTGCCACCAGACGGGACTGACGAAATCTGTGAACGAAAGATTGATCCACCTGTTGATTCAAAGGTCCGGTAGCCCAGCGAGATCGAGTCAATTCGTTGGATGTAGCTAAGCGCCGACTCGCCCGACTTCCAGCCGAACTCTTCCGGGGCAACCGTGCCCATGATCGTCCCGGTACCGCCGATGGTGCCGCCGTTCAGGCTCAGCCCTACGGTGTCGATCACCTGGCTCACGATGGTCTGATCGGATGCTGGCCCGCCAGTAATGTCGTCAAGGAACACAGCGCCATCGGCCGGATTTATTTCGCCCTGCATCTTGAACTGCTCCAGCATGAACATACGCCCGCGACACTGCATCGTCGTCTTGCGCGGGAACAAGTTGAATTCGACCTGAACCAATAACCCGCTGAACCAGTGCTGGGTATTACCGTCAACCGTTACGTAAATGTCTACGGTGTCGTAGTACGTGGCTGGGGCTGGTGGGCCGGCCACTTCGATCTGCGCCGAGCCGTAGTTCATGTCGTAGCCCAGGCTGGACGTAGCCGAGATTACGTTGTCGATGGACGAGCCGCCGACCACCACGTTGATACTGGTTGTGCGGACTGGCATCTAGGCGTTGGTGACCACGAACTGCACGGTCGCCTTCGTGGTGCCGTCTAGCTGTGGGGCTGGCCTGGACACACTCATGAGCACCGCCAGGTGGGCGTCCAGTGTTTCTACGTTGAGCGTCTGCTCTTGCCCTATCAGGCTATTCAGGGTGCCCCAAGAACCCGCGTCGGGCAGCAGAACATCTAGGTTCAGCTTGAGAGGGCTACGCCCGGCACGGTCTACGTAGAACGTGTCGCCACCGGGAATCTCCACGATGCTCACGCGGCCTTCCCGGGACTCTTGGAAGCCATCGGTGTCTACTACGAACGACACGCCACCAAAGCTTGCCACTAGAAGGGCGTCCCTGGCGTCTGGCCTGGCAGCGGCTGAGGCGGAACAACCGCCGCACGTTCACTGTTGACCATTGCCGTAACGAGCGCGTTGCCTACCCGCTGGCCCAGTTGGTCAAGCAGCGCCTTACTGGTTACCTGTGGGTTGTTGATGGTCACGTCGATATTGGTGCCGCCAGCCACCGCACTCGCCGCAGACTGCTGTGCTTGCAGGTTGCCGATGGTCTGCCCAATGTCACCCACTCCTGGCAGACTGGTGATACCTAGCTGTTGCAGGCCCTGTAGCAGTCCGATGATCGCGCCCAGGATGTGCTCCATAACCCAGCCCTTGAAACGCAGCAGGATAGGCAACAGCACCTGATCAAAGAACTGGCTCAGGAAGTCACCGAAGGCCGAGAACTCCTCGCCAATAGCTATCAGCCCATTGCCCAGCGCCTTGCTCCAGTCCGTTGTCTCGATATGCCGAACGATGTCAAGCAGATCCGACTTGATTTCATCGCCGTGCTTCTTGACAAAGTCAATCAGGAACGCTATGCCGCGTAGCTGTGGGATTTGATCCATGATGGACTTGGTGCGTTCCCAGTGATTGGCAATCGCATCGAATGCAAGCGGCAACCCGGCCAGGGCAACGAAGATACCAGCCGCAATCGGAGCACCAGCAATGGCTACCAGTGCGGCTGTGATTTGCAGTATCGAGCCAAGAATGCTGACGACTGGACCGAGTGCGATAAGGATACCGAATATGGCGAGTTGCTCGTTAGAGAGTGCAGGGACGCTCTTGGAGAACTCGTCAAACTTGACCACCAACTCATTAAGTTTGTCGATGGACTTCTGCATGCTTTCACGGTTCTTATCGAACTGGTCAATCAGAACGACTTGTGCTCTATTCTTGAGAAGCTGGAGTTCGTTATTCAGATCCTTGAATGCCTTGGTGATTTCCTTGGCCAACGAACCCGCTTCGCTCCATGCTTTATCAGCACCCTCTAACGCAGTGGGTAAACTCTTCTCGCTTTTCGCCAGAGCTAGCAACGCTTCGCGCTGTCGCTCTTCAGTGATGCCCAACTCTTCCAGCGTCTTCGTCAGTGCTGCTGGCCCGCCGGCCTTGGCGATGCCCTGCAAGCCTGCTACGAACGCTGCGAATGCCGACGCCGGGTCAGTCTTTACCAGATCGCGGAAGGCATCCTCGCCAACATTAGCGACCTTCGCCATGCCTGCAATGCTGAACTTGCCAAGAATGCCAGTGTCTGCGAAGTCACCCAGCTTTGTGTTTGCCTGGACTAGCTCACGCCGATACTTGGCAATAGCTATCTCGTTCGCCTTGACTACCGAAGCTGGCGTGTTGCGCCCGAACTCACGCTGACGTAGCTCGGCCACTTCCAAGCTGCCAGCCAGGTCAGACACCGAATCCTTCAAGCTCTGAAGCTTCTGTTTGGCTTCATCGCTGGCTTCGCTGGTGTCGTTCAGGCTGTTGACCATCTCGACAAAAAATTTGTTTATGGCCGTGGCACCAGCCTCGGGATTTACACCAGCTTCTGCCAGCGCAGAGCCGATAGCTAGAATCTGCTCGGGCCTGACACCTAGCGCGCCGAGTGTCGCGGCAAGGCGTCGGCTGAACTCAAAAATGTCGGCCTCAGTACCACCCATGATGTTGCCTAGCTCAGCAACCGTTGAACCGAACGCTTCGTACTTGTCCTCTGCCAGACCCATGACCTTGATGGACCGGCCAACATCTTCCGAGATGGCATCAACAGGCAGATTGGTCGCCAGGCTCAACCGTGCTACCAGGCTCGTAAACGACTTGATCTCCTGGCCGGCCAGACCAAGCTGACCACCTGTCGCAGCAATCTCAGCTAGCTCGGATGCTGTCTTGCCTCCACCAGCTTCGGTCTTGCTCATATCCAGCAGACTTTGGCGTAGCTCCTGTAGCTGGGTATCGTCCAGCCCATCGACGGTTCGCTTGACCTGAGTAAACGAGTGCTCGAAGTCGGAGCCTGCCGCAAACACAGCCGCACCAATGCCTACCAGCGGCGCGGTAAGGCCCAGTGTCAGATCAGTACCAACCGTCTTTGCCTGACTGCCAATCGTGCGGAGGTTTCTGCTCAAGTTGCTGAACCCGCCGCCGCCGGTTGCAGTGCTACCTACGCGGCTGAGTTGGGCGTTCAACTGGTTGAGTTGAGCAGTCGCGCCAGAGATGTCTGCCCCGACAGATACAAAGAGTTCAGCTATCGGGACAGGCATGGGCTAACCTCTCGCTGACCGGCTCATCTGGAGAGCCTGTTGACGATTGCGCTGCTGACGCATGGCGCGTTCTTCGTCCCGCCGTTCGAGAATGAAGTAGGCGACCCAGTGAGCGAACTCGTTACCGCTCATCCGGGTCAGTAGCTCCGCTCTCGTCATCCCCAACTTCAGGGCCAGGGTGTACTCGAACCGCATGGAGGGATCTCTCAACAGGGCTTTTGGTTGCCTCGTTTACACTCTCCGAACTGAAGCCCGAAGCCTCCATGATCGCCTTGAGTACCGTCGTCATAGCCGCCATTGACTTGTCGCCAAGCTTGCCGTAATCAGTGATGCTGAACTTCGGCTCTACGACGCCTTCGATAAACAGCAGTTCTTCGAGCGCTTCGTTATCTAGCTCGGACTGCTTCGTCTGCGGGTTGATGCGAGTCGCCTTGCGCCGTAACTCGGCAGACTGCTTCTGGCTAAGCGTGCGAATACGCACGGCACCGCCCCACTGAGGAACAGGTACCGTGCGCTCTTCGATATCCTTAGCCGCCCAGATGTCTTCAGCGGTAAGGATCTTCATGTTGTCGTTATCCATGAGGCTTCCTCCTTCAGGATGCGTGATGGAATGCCTGTCACTACGCGTTAGTGACTGTACCGTTGATCGCCAGTTCGAGCGTCCACGTCGCGGTATCATCGCCCGGAGTTGCTGTCTCGTACGTGGACACGTAGCAGTTGCCCGAGATCGTTCTCGTACCTCCACCAGAGCCTGCTGGGCGATAGGAGAAGGCCAGTGACGCGGGCGTAGCCGCCAGCATGTATGCGGCCAGGATGGCGTCAACCACCGGGTCGTAGCCGCCCTCTACGCTGATCGTGCCGCCGTATGGACCGACAAGCTTGGCGATAGCCGCGCCGCCGATGGGGTTGATGTCAGAGATGTTGCGTTCAAGATGGAGCGTAACGCTGGTCGTATACGCCGAAATATCGTTACCACCAAGGCTGAACGTCGCAATATTGCCAGAGCTAAACGGCATCCGAGTTCCCTTCTTCTGAGGATTGAGCGAGCGGGAATGCCGGTGGCTCAGGTTGACCTATGGTGCGAATGCTGCTGTGCGGCAGTCGCCACTTCACTTCGATAGCGCGTACCACGACGTTCAGGCCGCGCAGAACAGCCGCCCAGAACGGATCACTCGCCCGTTCGGCGTCAATGGCGTGGGTAACAATGGACAGGCCGCGCCTGACCCGAATCCAGAACTCGCGGTCTTCCATCAGGCAAAAACGGCGGGCTGGTAGCGGATCCTGTAGAACCCGCCCAGGTACACCATAGGCACGCCGCTTTCCATGTCTTTCCGCTGGTGCGGCTGCTCTCGGTTGCACGACGCGATGCGTATGTCACGTACAACCAGGCCGTTTGCGGGGACTGAGTTACCAAGTAGCACATCCAAGGCGTCTGCCAACGTCTCGATAGACGCGTAGCTGGATCCCTTGCCGACGGCTCTGACAAGATAGATCGCGTTGGTAAACCGAGCCGAGAACGTGATCACCTTGTCCGCGCCACCCAGGAATGAAAACAGCACTAGCGGGAACGTCGCGCCCTGTGGAGCCATGTCGCTGTAGATACGCCCGCCCGCCAGGCCGCTGACAACGCCCGAGCTACTGAACAGCCCGTACATCCACTCGTCCAGCCGCGTAACGTCAGCGCTCATATGCCATCGGCCACACGCTGCATAGCCTGCTGGAAATCATCGCTCACCGACTCCGACGCGGGGCGCATGAACGGCTGTGGCGGCTGGAACACAGTGCCCTCTTCAAGGAACAGCCCGTAGTGAGCCGCTACACCCACAACCGCAACGTTGCCAGTGTTGGACCCGGCTAGTGGGATCACGAACTCCGGCGAAAGTTCGTCCAGCGGGATCATGTCACGGTTCAGGCCCCGAGAAGTAGCAACCCGCGTGCTGTAGTCGCTATCACTCCCGGTGTTGACGTAGATGCTGTTGCGTAAAGCACCTGTGTCAATCGGGGCAATCTGGCTGGCGAGCGTCTGGATGCCCGTCGCAGCTTCAACTACGGCCCGTTGTGTGTTGGCCGTGAGACGCGACACAACCTGGCCAATGCGATTGCTCCGTACCGAGACGTGGGTGACGACGCGAACCGGGCTGGGCACGTTGCTAAGACGTGCCCATCGTGACGCAGCGGGCCGTGATCGACGTGCCGTGCGACCAGTCAACCTGCACCGTGCTAGTGCCAGAGTTGAACAGCGTGGTGTCAAACGGGCCACAAACCTTCGTAGCTGAAGCGGCAACGGCAACGACCAGATCGGCAATAGCGTAGGCGGTTGAGCCAACGCTATACGTGCCGTTAGTGACAAACGTGGCGCTCACGGCTGAAGCGGAACCGTTGACAATCTCGATCATCGTACGCCCGGCATTGGCGAACTCGTTGCCGTTGCCAGCATCAACCGCGCCGGGTGCTGAATACACGCTGCCGCTCGCAGACGACAGAACGGGGGTAAGAACTGCGCGGGCCATTATTCGTTGCTCTCCTTGTCAGGAACGGCGTCCGGCGAGAGCGTGCTGTGTCGAGTCACCCCGCCGCACGTTGGGCAGATCGCAAAGTCTTGGTAGCGCTCGCACGCGTTACAGAGCCAGTCGCTTGACGTTGGCTCTTCCGCTGGGACTGCGCCGCAGTGACGGCACTTGGTGACGCCGTCGTCGGCTGGCTTGGCTGGCATTACGTGAACCTCCGGCATTTTGAAAACTCGCACTGAAAGGGTATTGACAGATCAAACGGCAGGGTGTAAGTTAGGCGTATGGAAAGCAAGCTGGTCAAGGTCAACTGCCCAAGATGTGGCGGTCGGGGTGGATGGGAAGGTTGGAAGGATTTCACCTGCTACCTGTGTCGAGGCGAAGGCTTCCGACTCCGCCGGCCAGCTAGCGTCAAGGCCGCAGCCCAGCGAGCAGCCGCCAAGGTTCGTACCGACCACTGCGTCAAGTGCGAGCAGGACAAGGCCGGCGACAAGTGGTACGGCATGGCGTCGGGCACGTGGTGCCGTGAGTGCTTCGTAGCCTTCGGCAAGGACCGGGAACTCAAGAACGCTGAGGCCCTCGGCCGTGAGAAGAACCGCTGGACCCTCGAAACCGCTATCCAGCGCCGCCAGTTCTGCTCCGAGCAAGAACTACGGGTTGCCTATGCCAGCGCTGGAAGCTAGATGATCTCCTGGGCTAGAACCCGGCACGCCAGATCCAGCGAGCCAGTCGCAGAGCTAACCACTTCGAACGTGCGCCCGCTGCTGACTTCAACGAGTCGGTCGGTAGGCAGCACATCGGATCCCCAGGCAAACACGAAGATCCACACACTGATGGACCGCACTTGTACCGCGTTCTCGCGCTCCAGTGGTGTGATGCCCTGGCGATAGAACTGGCAAGCTAGCGTGCTCACCGTGGCATACGTATCGGTCATGCCACCAGAGCTATCAGCTACCTCGGTCTTGCGACTGACCTGGCACGTCGTGTTGAACGTCTGCTGGACAATCCGCTTGAGTATGTCGGTGTTACGCGGAATCGGCATTAGCCGATGAACCCGACACCACGGCGGTAGTGGTCAATGATGCTCTGCGCGCTCCTGGGCAGGTTCTTGCCAGCTACAGTGACTGTAAGCTCGTTGCCTATCTTGTAGCTCTGCACGCCTGGAATAACCAGATCGCTCAGGCCGGGACCGGCTTCGCCTTCGGCCACCATCATGCACAGCGTGGCTATCTGTGGCGGTACGTTCACCAGGGCACAGTAGCCAAATTTGCCGGTTACCTTGACTGCGTTGTGATACGACGGAAAACTAAACCTGCCCTGCCACCAAGACCGACAGATCCGACGGTACGGCTCGCCATTGGCCACCGCATTGATCGGCTCCAGATGGTAGTCGGTGCCAGTTGTCCACGTCGTCTCGTACACACCGTCGCCATTGGCGTCGGTAGCCAGGGTCGTGATGCTCAGGATGTCGTCTTCGGGGCGTAGCTCCCAGTAGCAATCGGACGCCGTGTAGTAGCGAATCTCGTCAGATTCGGTCGTGTAGAACCTGCGCCCTAGCGTCTGGTCAATCCACCGAGACGCAGTCTGCAAGGCACGGTCAAGCTGCCAGTCAGACTCGGTGTCGGTAATACCCATCCGGTCACGGAACTCGGCCACAGAAGCGTACAGGTTCGCGCTCATCAGTACCCTCCGGGCTTAGGTCGTTTAGGCGGCCTGGGCTTCGGCCTGCCTGGCTTCATCGGCGGGTTCTTCACTGGGGCTGCGCGCCGCGTGTAGTGGCTGGTGCTGGCCCTACGTCTACGCCACGGTACTCAAGGCACACTTCGCACGAATACAGGTCTACGATGCGCTTCTGGTGCTGTCCGTGGACTAACTCGTCCGTCAGCTTGAACTCTTGCCGCAGGTACTTCCAGTGATGCTTGTGCGGGCTGGTCATACCACCACCTTTGAGAAGTCATGTACTGCGGTAGCTACGTGCTCACGGTCTGCATCGCTCAGCCACCACCCGACCGGAATAGCAACCTGATGGCCAGAAAACTCGTCTACGCCTGGCAGCGGTCCGTTGTAGTAGTCGAACGCCTTGTGCGTGTCGTTGCGAGCGTGGACCTGACCGGCCTGGATGCCCCTGCTAGCCATGTGAGCGATGAAGCCCTGCTGGTCGTCTACCCGCACCGTGTACAGCCACCACGAACCTTTGCCGTCGGCGGGTGGTAGTCGCACAGATCCTTGTAGGTTCTCGCTATACCATCGGGCATTCTCCCGGTGCCGGGAAATAACCTGATCCATGTACGGCAGGTTCGTCAGGCCAATGGCTGCGTTCACGTCGTTCATGTGGTACTTGTAGCCTGCCTCTTGGATATCCTGGGCACAGCGGAAGTCCGCAGACGATTCCCTGTCCAGCCCGTACCAACGGAGTAACTTGGCCCGCTCGTATTGCCTCTCGGGCACCAGAAGCGCCCCACCGTCCACCGTAGTCAGATGCTTGATCGCCTGGAAGCTCCATGCGACGTAGTCACCACGGTTAGCGGGATCCACCATCAGGTTGTGCGCCGCGTCCTGAATGATCGGAACCATCATCCACGGCGCGCCAAGCGTGAGCGACCTGAGCGCCTTGTAGTCGCAGCTTCTGCCCGCCCAATCAACCGCCATGATCGCCTTTGTGCGCCTGGTCATTTTACGCGCCACGTCGGCGGGGTCGATCAGCCCGGTGACTGGGTCCACGTCGGCCCACTTCTTCT